AGCAAGGTCAATAATGAAAATACGTGAAATAATATTAGATGAATCTGCTACAGCTGGTGCTACTAGCACTGCCAATATTGGAACTGTAGTAAATCCGCACATTAGTCCCGGAAAAGCCCGCGGTAAGAAAAGCTACTTAGGTGATCCGTGGGGTGGTAAAAGTGGCACAAAATCACCACCGCAACCAAAGGTAGTACAGCAAAAAAACGCAAATGGCACAGCAAAAGGTGCCCATGAGCTAAAAGGTGCTAGTCTTTTCGGCGGCAGTGCCATCAAACGATAAATATTAGAATAACGGAGTTTACTATGCCAGGAATGAATATGAATAGACCAGATGATAACGAAGCCGCAATGGCTCGTGCTGACTTGTACAAGTTAGCAAACTACAGTATGAAATTGTTTAAAATGATTCACGACGGGGATCAGCTAGAAGGATGGGTACAGGCTAAGATTACCAAATCTGCAGATTATGTTGCATCAGTCTATCACTATTTGGAGTACGAAATGAAATTTAGCAGCTACGGTGATAAGATTGAAAATTCTGATATGTATTCAGAATCTGTACGTAAAGAATTTAGAAAAAAATTAACTGAAGCAAAAGTCAAGTTAGAAAAACTTAAAGAAAAAAATCAAAAAGATTTAGACGAAGCGTTTGACGACAAGGCTAAAGTTGGTGATACTAAGAAAACTCGCACTGGTGTAGTAACCAAGACCGATACTGGCGTAGTACATAAAAATACTGATTACAAAGACGACGGTGAAGCCGACGACAAGTCCGGCAAAGGCAAAAAGAGTCATGCTAAAACGCAAAGTGCTGCTGAAAAGAAAGCTCAAGCACCTAAGCTAAAACAGTCTAAGACTGGCACATGGGGAATGAAAGACAGCGAGAAATTTGATAACAGAGATAAAAAAGTTAAAGAAGGCATGTTCGGAGGCGACGAGGCCAGTCTTGCAAAGAAAAGTCCTCAACTACAACAACTAATTGCGCTACGTAAAGATCCTAAGTATCAAAGTCCAGAAGCAAAAGCTGGATTAGAAGCACGTATTAAGAAACAAATGGATCGTGTGAGTTTAGATAAAGGCGAAGTTGCTGGTGCCGACGGCAAACCTATCTCTGTTAAAGAAGGCAAGAAGCCGGACTTCTTGGATATGGACAAAGATGGCAACAAGAAAGAGCCAATGAAGAAAGCAGTTGCTGACAAGAAAGCAGGTCCTAAGAAAGGCGTAAATCCTTTTGCCAAGGTAAAAGAAGCAACAGCAAAATGTAATCACTCTGCCAAAGGCAAGTCATGTCCAGTACATGGTCTAAAAGAATGCGGAACTATGGAAAGTCATCAAGCAGATGTTACCATGAAGCATGTTAAGAATCCAACAGCAGGTGAAAAGAAAGCATCCAAGGATATCAAGCCAGGTGTTAAAGGCTATGCAGATCGTGTTGCTATGCTGAAGAGTGCAGAGAAAGACGGTCGTCTAAAAGGTTAAACTAATGGACATGAAGAAAATTCTACAGGCGATGGACGGAGCTGCTTCAAAGCCTGTAGAAGGTGTTGACAGCATGGCTCGATTTCTTCGAGTTGTTAACGAAACTAATATAAATCAAAAAGAGGCAGTTGGTGACTTTAGTGCTGATCCAAAGCAACAGGCAAAAATGTATGTTCAATTTCATAACGGTGAGTTTAATCCATCGACGATGCCTAAATTTATGGCTATCACGCCAAATCTCCAGTTAGCTGTTCAACCGCCTATTAACTCTAACGGTTCGCATGAAACCGTGTTAGCAAATTTATCAGCTGCTAATAAACGATTACCTAAAGAACTACAACTTAGTTGGGATGAACTAAAAGACCTTGGCGGAGTCAGTGATACTATTGCATTAACCGGCGAACCGCACCCTGACAAATATAATCCAGCAACTGATCCAACTGATGCAAACCCAGTTGCCACCCCGTTTAAAGTTAACGAAAGCAAAAGTCCTTTGAATCGATTAACCACAGCCGAATCAATGGCAATGAATCATTATACACCCGGAGCTGCTAGGACAACAATCACTAGTCCAGTACTTAATGTAGCTAAGGATGCAAAGCCGAGTATGATTGGCAAATATTTTAAAAGTGTTGAAACAGAATTTGCCGAGAGCGCTGCACGACATAAAAATCGTGCCCGTCAATTAGCAGAGCGTGTAATAGAACGAGTTAGTGTTACCGAAGCTCCTATTGCTGCAACAGACGATCCAAACAATCCAGAAATATACGGTCACGAAAAAGCCAATCCTATGACACTAAAAGGTCGTATTATGTCAGCTCGCGCACAACTAAAAGAATTAGCTGAACTAGCAGACAGTGATGACCTAGTATCATGGGAACGAATTACACAATTACACAAAGGCGGAATGTTTATGGGGTTAGCACAAAACCTTGAACAAATTCGTCATGGTATTGAAGAACTAGCTGCTAAACGTAAACGAGGCGGAGTTGCCAGTCGAGGAATTGACAAAGGTATCGGGGAAGATAAAGATCCGTGCTGGGACAGTCATAAAATGGTTGGTACAAAGAAAAAAGGCAGTAAAACAGTTCCTAACTGTGTGCCTAAGTAAGCATAAATATACTATAAGAAATTTGGGGATAAAACATGGACTTAAAAGCATTGATAGCTAAGATGGATCGCATAGAATCCAAACAAAATTTAATGGAAGCTGGCGATCCTGCTGCCTATGCTAAGGCACAAGAACTAATGGCTCGATTAGAAAAAGCAGCCAAGTACACCGGAACTGATGAAATTGTTCGAGGACGTATGGGATTACCTCCACCATTACCTCCAATTGAACAGTGGGACGGTACTATGCCTAAGCCAACAGGTAAGCCTGATTGGTTATCAAGATTAACTACTGGTGGCCAAGCAACAACAGATCAAGCATCAGCTGCAGCCGCTAATCAAGGTGATGCTGGTAGTTTCAAATTTAAACAAGAAAAACTAAAACAACTTAATGACTTAGTAGCTAAAATTTCAGCAGCACCTACTGCAGAATCAGTTGTATTTAAATCAAGTATTGCACGTAATATTGTTGAGAGTTTTAATTATTCTCTTAAAGAATCTAATATTGCAGAAAAAGTAACATTAGGTACTGGTCCTGCTACTACTAATCCTGCAACTGGTGTTACATCAGGTAAGTTCCAACAAGAAGTTGCAGACATTAAAAAGATCATGGCTGAACTTAACGATATGCAAGACGATCCAGAAGTTGCCAAGGCAATACAAAATGCACAGGCAGCAATTGATAAGTTATCAGCGGCGTCTGTAAATGCATTAAACATTGCACCTTCAGCGTCTGGTGCTGCAACTGGAGTTGATGCATTTGGTCAAAACGTTACAATGCCAGGTGGTATTAATCCAGAAACTGGTGAACCAACTGTAACTACAGCTGGTGCTCCAGCTGCAACGCCTACAGCGGCTGCTCCGGCAGCAACTGCACAAGGTGGTAATAAAGTAAAGAAAGTTCAAGATCAGTTAGTTGCATTAGGAATTGATGTAGGTAAGACTGGCGCAGACGGTAAGATGGGTCCGGCAACTGAAGCTGGTATTAAGGCATTTGAAAAGATGGCTGGCAAACCAGAGACAGGAAAAATTACTCCCGAGTTTGAACAATTATTAGCCAAGGGCGCACAGATTAAATCACAAAGTGATCTAGTTGCATCTATTGGTGCTATGGAACAGATCCTAGCTAAGTATAAAGTTGAAAGTGTTACACACATGAGTGACCTCGACTTTATGACAGAATCAGAATTACGATCATTTGTAATGACTAACATTAAGTTACTCAGCGAAGCTGAGCAGATGGAATTCATGAAGATGGTATTAACCGAAGCACCAGAGCGCATAGATCCAACCTGGTCGAACAGCGGCGCAATGGTTCCTGCAAGACCAGCAGGCGGTAGCGGCATACCGTACACTCCGTACAGAGATGTAACTCCTGCTAAACCTGGAATTGGTTCAAAAATTGGACAGTTTGCTAAAAATGTTGCAATGAGAGTTCCCGGAGTTGCCAAAGGAGTAGCGATAGTCGGTGCTATTGGTGCTGGCGCATATGCTGCATATCAAGGAATTAAGAAAATATTTGCAGACCCGGTTGTTGCAAAAAACTTAGCAATGGATCCAGCTGATAAGGCAGAGTTTGATAAGCACATGGCAGTTATTAACAAGTATGCTAACGATGCAGAAGCTGCAGGTGCATTACCGGCAGATGTACAAAAACGTCTAACTGGGATCGCACAGCGATTACAAAAGATTGCAGGCAAAGTACAATCTGCTCCAGCAGCAGGTGCAGCTCCAGTAGCTCCAAAGTAATTTTATTACGCCCAAACAAAACAGCTAACTTTGGTTAGCTGTTTTCTTTTGTGAGCTTGACCTTTGTAGATAATTAGTATATAATATGTGTTAACAAGGAGAATTTATGTCTACACGCATGTACGGACCTGAAGAGAAAGCAAAATTGGAAAGACTAATCACCGAAGGTTCTACCGTCCTTCGTGAAATTGAAGATCTTAAAGAAGGTCTTAAAGAAACAGTCAAAGCTGTTGCAGAAGAACTTGAAATTAAGGCCAGTGTCATTAATAAGGCAATTACTATTGCTCATAAAGACAATTGGAAAGAACACGAATCAGCATGGGAAGATGTAGAAATGATTCTAGGTGTTACTGGGCGATTGCCACAAGACTAATGGAATTTATAAAAGGCATTTATAAATGGGCAAGGACAGACTATCGAGAATGGCCTACCCGATTTACACTAGAAATCACAGCATGGTTTATGAGCTTAGGTTGCGCACTAGTGTTAGCAGCTGCTGCAACGGATCCTTTGTTTATTTGGCTCTATCCAATTTTTATTGCGCAATGTGCAATATTTGGATGGGCGGCTTGGACTCGTAAAAGTACAGGTATGGTAGCAAACTATCTATTGTTAGTTACTATTGACATAGTAGGCTATGTCAGGATGTTATCGAATCTTTAATTCTTTCCTAAATTTTAAAATATCTTTAGCACAGGTAAATTCCCTACCTAGTAATCTACTTAAAGAATTAAGATATTTGTTTCGAAGAATAGATGGATCTTGTTGTTGCATTGATGTGCTCCACGTTCTTGAATAAAGATTGGGTTCAGGTTTTCTAGATTGTACTGAACCCAATCCAGGCTCTGTTTTGTTAACTGTATTAAGCACTGGATGTTTATTTGTTCTGTCGCTAGTTAAAAATAGTGCAATTTTACTAAATCCATCAGCTGCTGTATAATAATCTTTTTCAAGATATTTGACGCAGAAATCAAAAAAGATTTTGCTATGCCTTGACTCATCAGCTGCTAGAGTTTTGTATAATGTTTTAGCAACTGGATCAGTAAAATCGGTTGACACGTTTAAATAAACATTCATAACTTCTAACTCTTCACAATGATGTAAAAATAAAATCGAACATCTATTGGCTACTGGCTCAAATGTAATATTAACATTTTGTATTTGATCTAACGTTGGTACTAGGTCTGGTCGAAATCTTTTTAAATATTCGTATTGTACTAAAAAGTGTTTTTGTTCTTCAAATAACCAAACACCTATGAAACTACAAAAATCTGGATCATCACTAAAATCTCGCATAAATGCGTAGGTACCCGATATAGTAGTAAACTCTCCCAAACAATTATTGCGCATCCAACGGGCTTGAATATCAGTTAGGGAATCATCAAACTGATCCCACGGAATGTCAGTGGCACTGTTCCATCTGTTTGACTCAAGAAATTTATATAATTCCAAAGAAAGCACTGTAGTAATCTCCAATTAGCTAATATTTAGCAGGAGATTTTTTGTACTCAAAATAGTTGCATTTGATCAATAAAAATAGTATACTTATAAAACAATGATAAGTAATTTACAATACAAAGGTTCTGCGAGCCATAAGTCGCTAGTTTGGTATTTGCAAGCCGTAAATTGCATAGGAGAATAACTTGTACGTTGATGCATATTTTGATAGAAATGCGGATGTGGTGCGAGTAGTTGAAAGAAACAAAGCAGGCAAGCGAGAATATAAAGAATTTCCGGCCCGTTATACTTTCTACTACGAAGACCCAAGAGGAAAATTTAACAGTATCTACGGAGAACCGTTAAGTCGAATCGTTTGCAAAAACTCTAAAGATTTCCACAAAGAGTTAAAAATAAACAGTGGAAAGAAACTCTACGAAGCGGATATTAATCCAGTAGTAGCATGCCTAAGTGAAACCTACATTAACCAAGATGCTCCCAAACTAAATGTAGCATTTTGGGACATTGAGGTGGACTTTGATCCAGAACGTGGCTATGCATCGCCAGAAGATGCATTTATGCCCATTACCGCAATCGCTGTTCACCTACAATGGTTAGATACACTTGTTTGTTTGGCTATACCTCCCAAAGGTATGACTATAGCCGAAGCAGAAGAACTAGTCAAAGATTTGCCTAATACACACATCTTTGATAACGAAGCAGACCTGCTAGACACCTTCCTAAACTTGATCCAAGACGCAGATATTTTAAGTGGTTGGAACAGTGAAGGCTTTGATATGCCATATACTGTCAATCGAATCATTAAGGTATTAAGTAAAGAAGATACTCGTAGATTATGTCTGTGGGATCAAATGCCCAAGAAACGAGAATACGAAAAGTATGGCAAGAAAGCGGTCACATACGATTTGATGGGTAGAGTACACTTAGACAGTCTTGAGTTATATCGCAAGTACACATACGAAGAACGACACACCTATCGATTAGATGCTATTGGTGAAATGGAAGTGGGCGAAAGTAAAACAGTATACGAAGGCACACTTGATCAACTATACAACAACGACTTCCGTAAGTTTGTTATCTATAATAGACAAGACACCGCACTATTGAATAAACTAGATAATAAACTCAAGTTTTTAGATCTTGCTAATACACTGGCACATGAATGTACTGTATTGCTACAGACCACTATGGGTGCTGTTGCTGTAACTGAGCAGGCCATTATTAACGAAGCACATCGTAGGGGCTTTCAAGTTCCTAATCGCATCAAGCGTGACGAAAATGCAGAAAATGAAGGTGCTGCCGGTGCCTATGTTGCTTATCCTAAAGAAGGTATTCACGAATGGATCGGTTCTCTAGATATTAACTCACTGTATCCATCAGCGATTCGTGCATTGAATATGGGTCCGGAAACTATTGTGGGACAACTGCGTCAAACTCAAACTGCAGAGTATATTGACAACTTAGTAGCCAAAGGTAAATCATTTGCTGCAGCGTGGGAAGGTATATTTGGTAGTCTCGAATATACAGCAATTATGAATAAGGAAATTGGTACAGAGATTACTATCGACTGGGAAGATGGTAAAAGCGATAAACTTAGTGCCGCAGAAGTTTATAAACTTATTTTTGACAGTCATCAAAGCCTTATGATTTCAGCTAATGGAACTATCTTTACCTATGAGAAAGAAGGTATCATTCCTGGACTGTTAAAGCGTTGGTATGCTGAACGTAAAGATATGCAGGCCAAACTTAAAGACTGTATCAAAGCAGGCAACAAGGTTGAAGAAGAATACTGGGACAAGCGTCAGTTGGTCAAGAAGATTAACTTGAACAGTTTGTATGGTGCTATTCTTAATCCGCATTGTAGGTTCTTTGACAAGCGGATTGGACAAAGTACTACACTAACTGGTCGTGCTATTGCTCGACATATGGCCAGTAAGGTTAATGAAATTATCACAGGAGAAAACAACCATGTTGGAAAAGCTATTATCTACGGTGATACTGATAGTTGTTATTTTTCTGCTTATAAGACGCTTAAGAAAGATATCGATTCGAAACAAATCCCGTGGTCAAAAGAAACTGTAATACAACTATACGATCAAATCGGTGAAGAAGTTAATAGCACGTTCCCTAAATTCATGGAAGATGTGTTTCATTGTCCAAGAAGTCGTGGTGAAGTTATCAAGGCAGGTCGTGAGATTGTTGCTAGCAAGGGTTTGTTTATTACCAAGAAGCGGTACGCTGTGCTTTACTACGACAAAGAAGGCAAACGTGCAGACGTTGACGGCAAGCCAGGTAAGATCAAGGCCATGGGCTTAGACCTTAAGCGTAGTGATACTCCTGAATTTATTCAAAACTTCCTAAGCGATATTCTTGAAAAGGTCTTAACTGGAACTGAAGAACAACAAGTATTGGACTTTATCAGTGAGTTTAGAACTAATTTTAAAGTTAGGCCCGGTTGGGAAAAAGGCAGTCCTAAACGTGCAAATAACATTACCGAATATCAGGCTAAAGAAGCCAAAGCCGGTAAAGCTAACATGCCAGGACATGTTCGTGCCAGTATCAACTGGAATACTCTAAAGCGTATGTTTGGCGACAAATACAGTGCCAACATTATAGACGGTGCTAAAGTTATTGTTTGTAAACTCAAAGATAATCCAATGGGGTTTACTTCAATAGCATATCCAGTCGACGAACTACGTTTACCACAATGGTTTAAAGACTTGCCGTTTAATCACGAAGAAATGGAGTCTACTATCATTGATAACAAATTGGATAACTTAATCGGTGTTCTAAACTGGGACATTAGGTCAACCGAACAGACAAATACTTTTAACAAATTGTTTGACTTCTGATAAAAAAACCTATATACTAATACAAACCTTAAAGGAAAAACTATGAAAGACATTTTACAAGATCTCGTAACGCACACTCATGCACTAGGCTTTTTGCCAGTTGTTAAAGTTTCAGGTTCAATAACTGAAACAGTTATTGAATCAATGGCTGAGGATCGTTCAGTTATTGTAACGGCTAAGACCCACAAGCCAGTTGCTGAATTCGAAGGAACATTCGGTATGCCCAACTTAGACAAGTTGAACATTCATTTGAAGTGTCCAGAATACAAAGAAGATGCTAAGATTGATGTTGTTAGAGCAACTCGCAATGGTCAAGATGTTCCTACAACTATTCACTTTGAAAATGCAACAGGAGACTTTAGTAACGACTATCGTTTTATGAGTGCAGAAGTTATTAATGAAAAACTGAAATCAGTTAAATTTAGGGGTGCTGCATGGGAAATTGAATTTCAACCAGCAGTTGCTAGTATTCAACGATTAAAGTTTCAAAGCCAAGCGCACACAGAAGAAACTATTTTCCAAGTTAAAACTGAAGATAGTAACTTAGTGTTTAGTTTTGGTGATGCTAGTACACACGCAGGATCGTTTGTTTTTCAAACTCCGGCAACTGGTAAATTAAAATCTGTTTGGTCGTGGCCTGTTACACAAGTTATGAGTATCCTAAGTTTAGCTGGTGATAAAACTATGCGTATCAGCGACGCAGGTGCTATGCAAATTACTGTTGATAGTGGACTTGCTGAATATAACTACATCCTACCAGCACAAAGTAAGTAATGAACAGAAATTTAACCGCTACTCAGAATGACTATGCTGTGTTTTTGCCAGCCACCTCTGGCTTTTACTCTACATTCATAGGCAAACAACGCTATAGCAACTATGTTGATCCAGCACGTATTCCGGCTTCATTTGCTAGCGGTGTTGAAAGTTTAAATTATCTTGAACCAGACAAGGGTGCGTTTTATTATGACCATTGCTTGTACTCGGCAGGTCATGCTAATTTAGACTTAAACAAAGTAGACGAAAGCGAAGACATGTTTCGTAACCGAAATCGTGCTACTAGTTGGGTGCTAGGTGACTCGGGTGGTTTCCAGATTGGTAAGGGTGTTTGGCCTGCTGATTGGAAGGATCCTAATTGTCCTAAAGCACAAAAGAAACGTAGCCAAGTTCTTACCTGGATGGATAGTTTAATGGACTACGGTATGTGTCTAGATATTCCTGCTTGGGTTGCTCGTAGTCCCGCTGGTCGAGCTGCAACAGGCATTAACAACTATGCAGAAGCTGTGCAAGGTACATACATCAATAACGATTATTTTGTTAATAATCGCAATGGAAATTGTAAATTCCTAAATGTGTTACAAGGTGAAAATCATAAAGATGCCGACGATTGGTACGATCGTATGAAAAAGTATTGTGATACTAAACAATATGGTGATCGTGCATTTAACGGCTGGGGAATGGGCGGACAGAATATGTGCGACATTCATTTGGTCCTAAAAAGATTAGTGGCATTACGGTTTGACGGGCTTCTTGAAAAGGGGCAACATGACTGGATGCACTTCTTGGGCACTAGTAAATTAGAGTGGGCAGTTCTGTTAACCGATATTCAACGTGCTGTAAGGAAATACCATAATGAAAACTTTACCATCTCTTTTGACTGCGCATCGCCGTTCCTTGCAACAGCAAACGGACAAATCTACATCCAAACCGAAACCGCTGATAGAACCAAATGGGTCTATCGTATGCAGGCTTCTGCAGACAACAAAAAGTATGCAACAGACACCCGACTGTTCAAAGATGCAGTAGTACAAGATGGCATTTTTAACAGATTCGAATCAAGTCCGATTATTGATCAAGTGTTAATGAAAGAGATTTGTATCTACGGTGCAGGCACTCCTAAACCCGGAGTAACTAATCCAGATCCATTAAATCCAGCCGATTGGCTGATTCCTCCAGATTTGAATAAGCTAGGTAAAGTTAGCAATAAAACAAGCTGGGATTCATTTAGCTATGCTATCATGATGGGCCATAATGTATGGATGCACGTAAACGCTGTGCAAGAAGCCAATCGTCAATATGATTTAGGCAACTTCCCATCTATGCTAGTACAAGAAAAATTTGATAAACTGTATTTTAAAGATGTAGTTGAAGCTATTTTTGCCACTAGCGATCGTGCAATTGCCGATGCGGTTGTTGAAGAATACAGTCGGTTTTGGATGAGTATTATCGGTACTAGAGGTGCTACTGGTAAAAAAACAGTTAATGCATCAACACAGTTTGCCAATTTGTTTGACGAAGTAGGCTCAACTAGTGTACAATTAGAACACGACGAAGAATTTACTGAAGACGAAACCCTAAACCTTGATAAACTTGAAGAAAGTGTAAAATGAAACTATTAAGCGCAGTGCTATTCGGGGCTGTTATAGGTGTTAGTGCATTTGCAATTGAACATACAATGGCTAATACATATAATGAATCAGACTGGTATGTGGTAATGAAGTTCAATGCCTCAGGCAAATTGCTTCAGTTATCTGATCGATATGCCAATCATTATGAGTGTTCTGCAAGTGATGATTTTCAATTACATACTGTCTTGTCTAAAGAATCTAAAGCCAACATTTTGTGTACTAATCAACCAATCGATTATAAGCTATGACACTACCTGACGAAAGATATCGTGCTGTTATTCAAACAGGAAAGTTCTTAAAAGAAATACTTGCTACTCCGCGAGTTCCTAAAAGCATCAAAGATGGTGCTAGATATTGTTTGCGTCATTATCCTAGTGATTGGGATATGGAACGTGCGGCAGAAGGAGCACCGGATGTGTTCCAGGAACGCATGGAAGCAGTAACTAGACTTTTCAAACAATACGAAGAAAGTAAAAAAGATGCAAATTAATTGGAACACTATTCCTTGCTATACATTTAATGTATCAACACTAACATCGGCATATAATATTTGTCAACTGATGAAGGCGGCAAAAATTAACAAATATGTTTATCAAATTATGTGGAAAGGAATTGTTATCAAATACGGTATGAGTGCTGACAATTCAAAAACATACGGTGAAAGATTGTATAGGCAAATTGGACATAGTAAAAGCTGGGGAGATCAACGACTAGTATGTGCTAGTGGTTCCGACTGGCGTATTATTGAAGAAGATTTTGAAACAATGTACGGTGTGCCGCTTGACAAGGATAGTTTAAAAGTTAAACTATGGGATGCTAGTAATTATCTGTTTGAAACTATTAATCCGTGGGACGAAGTTTACTACATGGAACAGGAATTAATTAGAAAATATCAAGACGTTGTTGGGCAAAAACCTATTGGTAATATCAACGACGATAAAAACATTATGTATAAAGCTCGTATTAAAAAATCAACCTGGGGTGGACTCTTTGATGGAGCGTAATTATACTACCGGAGTTG